TGGTGTACTACTGATGGTCATAGAAAGAAAAGAACAAAAATTAGGAACGGCAGACAATCCTGACGTTATGCCAATGGGCGCAGAGGTAGAAGTAATACCAGAGCCAAGTCGTGCGGATCAGATAAGAGACGCGGCAGAAATACTGGTTATGGAAGAAAGCATCTTAATTGATGATGAAGCAGAGGAAATATCAACACCAGACATTAGTTTTGATGCAAACTTAGTTGATCAAGTTGATGATGGTGAACTCTCTGCCTTAGCATCGGATGTGTTAAGCGCTATTAAAGCAGACAAGGAGTCAAGATCTGAGTGGGAAAAAACTTACACAGATGGCTTAAAATATTTGGGCATGAAGTTTGACGAGACACGTTCTACTCCCTTTCAAGGATCAACAGGTGTCATACATCCTATACTGGCGGAGGCCGTAACACAGTTTCAAGCACAAGCATACAAAGAATTATTACCACCAAAAGGTCCAGTAAAGACAGAAATAATAGGCGCACGTACGCCAGACACAGAAGCGCAAGCAGATCGTGTACAAGAATTTATGAACTTTTACATCATGAATGTGATGGAGGAGTACGATCCAGAGTTGGATATGTTATTGTTTTATTTACCTCTAGCCGGATCAGCATTTAAAAAAGTTTACTTTGACACAGCCTTGAACAAGGCAATGTCTAAATTTATTGAACCGCAAGATCTAATAGTGCCTTACGAGGCAACAGATATTTTTACTGCTGAACGTGTCACTCACGTTCTCTCAATGTCCAAGAATGAGATTAGAAAACAACAGTTGGCAGGCTTCTATGCAGATATAGAGTTGAAAGGCGGCAACATGTCTTACACTCGCGATGAAATTGAAGAAGAAATTGATGACATCGAGGGTATGCATCCATCTTATAAAGAAGACAGAGATCACACGGTTTATGAAGTGCACACGATATTAGATTTGCCAGGCTTTGAAGATGTAGATGCAGGGGGAGAAAACACCGGACTTAAACTGCCTTACATCATTACCATAGATGAGCCATCACAAAAAGTTTTATCTATTCGCAGGAATTATGCAGAAAACGATCCACTTAAACAAAAGATTAACTATTTTGTTCAGTACAAGTTTTTACCTGGTTTAGGTTTTTATGGTTTAGGTTTGTCACACATGATAGGCGGATTAGCGAAAGCGAGCACTAGTATTCTGAGACAGCTTATCGATGCCGGCACCTTAGCTAACTTGCCTGCAGGATTTAAAGCACGCGGCATGAGAATCAGAGATGAGGATGACCCGCTACAACCTGGTGAGTTCAGAGACATAGACACAACCGGCGCATCTCTTAGAGAAAACCTAATACCCTTGCCTATCAAGGAACCATCAAATGTATTGATGAATTTACTAGGTTTAATGGTTGATGCCGGTAAAAGATTTGCATCTATCGCTGATACAAACGTAGGAGATGTCAATCAAGCGATGCCGGTAGGTACTACAGTTGCATTATTAGAGCGCGGAACTAAAGTAATGTCGGCAATACATAAGCGCTTGCATTATTCACAAAAATTAGAATTTAACCTATTAGCTAAAGTGTTTGGAGAGTTCTTACCGCCTAGCTATCCCTACATGACAGGTAGCGGGCCACAAGAAATTAAAGGTGCAGACTTTGATGCGCGAGTAGATATAGTTCCTGTCTCAGATCCAAATATTTTTTCACAGTCACAAAGAATTACGATGGCACAAGAGTTGTTAGCAATGGTGCAATCAAATCCAGAAATACATGGCCCGCAAGGTATTTATGAGGCTTATACTAGAATGTACGCGGCGCTTGGAGTGGACAATGTGGAGTCTCTTCTGCAACCCCCACCACCTCCACCGCCGCCACCCCCTCCGGTCGATGCAGGTTTAGAAAACAGTGATTTATTGATGGGACAACCGGCAGTAGCGTTTGCTCAACAGAATCATCAAGCTCACGTTGACGCGCATCGATCTTTATTTTTAACGGATGTGGTAAAACAAAACCCTGCATTACAAGGTAGTATTATGTCGCACATGATGCAACATCTGCAGTTTTTAGCGAGTGAGTTAGCGCAAGAGCAAATGCCGCCAGAGGTCATGCAACAGATGTCACAACTGCAACAAGCTGTTGAGTCTGGACAGGCTGATCCACAGTCGGTACAACCAATGATGCAAGAGTTACAAATGATAAGCGATAAAATATCAGCACCTATACTTGCACAGCTAACACAAGATTTGTTGTTATCAATAGGTCAAGGCACTGACGAAGATCCGTTAGTTAAAATTAGACAACAAGAATTAGAGCTTAGGAAAGCGGAGTTAGATGAAGACAATAGACAATTTGATGAGCGCGAAAATACACGGCGAGAGGGTCAATTGTTAGAAAACGAGATAGCAAAACAAAGAATTGCGACAACCAAGCAAGTTGCAGATGACAAGCTTGATTTAGCAATAACACGTTTACAGCAACAGGCGGATATCAAGCTATCTGAAATGCAAGCTAAATTTGGAGGTCAACGATGACAACATCATATAAGTTAGATGCAATCAAGCAGTTACGTGCTCAAAAAAAACTTGAGCGAGAATTAGAAGCAGTAGCGGTAGAAAAAGAGCGCAAAGAAAAAGAAGCGGCTCACCAAGTAAACATGGATAGAATCGCTCGTAAGATGCACAAGATTGAAACCGGAGAAGAGTTACCTGCTCCAGAAGTAAAAGAGACACCAAAACCAAAACCAGTCAAGGAGAAAAAAGATGCCACTACAAAAAGGCAAAAGCCAAAAGACGATAAACAAAAACATAAGCAAGCTAAAAAAAGAGGGCCGAAACCAAAAGCAAGCAGTAGCAATCGCGCTAAATAAGGCGCAAAGCATGAAAGACGGTGGTGCTGTATATAAGCGCGTGAAAAAAACTGTGCGTGGCGGTGGTGCGGCTACTAAAGGACTTGGTTACTACGAGCTTGTTTGATGGAAGATTTAGATTTAGCTGACACGATAAAAAAAAATATCGAAGATCGACGTGAGCTTATAAAAAACACGCTGATGAACGGTATGTTAAAAGATGTCGAACATTATAAATATTTGCAAGGCGAGTTAAATAGTTTATTATATGTAGAACAAACTATAAAAGACTATTATAAAAGGAACTCGTAGTGACAGAATCAGCGATAGATTATTTACCACAACCAACTGGTTGGAGAATTTTAGTATTACCTTACACCATGAAAAGCAAGACCAAAGGTGGCATAGAGCTTACTAAAGAAACTTTAGATAGAGAGGCTTTAGCAACTGTGGTTGCAAAAGTTATACGAAAAGGGCCGCTTTGTTATAACGACGAAGAAAAGTTTGGCGGTAAGCATTGGTGTGAGGAGGGAGATTATATAGCGATAGGTCGTTATGCGGGAGCACGATTTAAAGTCAAGATGTTTGACGAAAAGGGAGAAGAGTCGATTTGTGAGTGTCGCATTATCAATGACGATGAAATTATAGCAACGGTCAAAGACCCAGAAGATATAGTAGGTTTCGCATGATAGAAAATACAGCGCAAGAAGCAGAAAACAAAGCACCTGAAGAAGAGATAGCGGTTGAGGTTACAGAAGATAGCCCTGCACCGCAACAAGCAGAGGGGGATGGTGATGAACTTGAAAAGTACACTAAGGGCGTTTCTAAAAGGATTAACAAACTTAATGCCAAAACGAGGGCGGCAGAGGAAAGAGCGGCTCAACTCGAAAGACTTGCGATGGAAAAAGAGAAAGAGCTCCAACAATACAGAGCTTATTCTCAACAACAATCATCTGCAATACTGGCAAAGGAGGAGGAAGCTCTCAACGCAAAAAGTGCACAGGTCGATGATATCTACCGCAAAGCCGTAGAGAGTGGTGATCCAGATTTAATGTCAAAGGCAGATAGCCTAAAAAATGACATCAGTATACAGAAAGAGAAGTTAAGAGTTGCAAAAACTAGGCAACCTCAACAACAAGAAAATTATCAACCATATCAAGAACAGGCGGCGCAACAGCCACAGCAACAAGCAGAACAACCCGTAGAGCCAACAGAGCAAGCAAAAAAATGGCACTCTAAAAACTCTTGGTATGGTAACGCAGAAGATGAAGAGCACACGCAAGCAACTCAGTTCGCTTACTTTACTCATTTTAATTTAATAAATGAAGGTTTTGAGCCAGATAGTGAAGAATATTACGAAGCACTAGATTCTCGCGTTAAAAAAGTTTATCCTAACCTTGTTAGCGAAGAAAATATCGCTGAAGGAGATAATGTCGAAGCAAAAGAAGAGCGACCCGCCGTGCAAAGAGTCGCATCTACCACTACTAGTGGTCGGCAACAAACACGAGGCAAATCGAACGGAGTGAAGTTTACAAAGTCCGAAGTCGAGCGCCTTAGAGGTCTTAAGCCGCATAATATGTCAGAAGAACAATGGCTAAAAGTTGTGGCAAAAGAGAAGCAAAAGATAGCTCAAAGAGAGGCAAGATAATGGCAGAAAACTCAGTACGTTCATCGCGTGAAAGCCGACAACACGATAAACAAGTAAGGCGAAAACCGTGGTCACCAGTGCGAAAGCTTGATACACCACCTGCACCTCCAGGATTTACCTATCGGTGGATAAGGGAGTCAATGTTAGGTCAGGAGGATAGAGCAAACGTATCACGAAGGATTAGGGAAGGTTGGGAGCTCGTAAGAGCAGAAGATCTACCTCCTGAGTGGTCAGATACTCTACCTACTATGGATACAGATGGCAGACACTCTGGTGTGGTATATAACGAGGGTCTTCTCCTCGCGAAAATACCTAACGAGACGGTCGCTGAGAGAAATAGTTATTACTCTAACAAAGCCGAAGAAGCTAAAGGTGCGTTAGATAATACAATGTTCAACGAAGTAAGAGGTGATTCCCGATACGTTAAGTATGATCCGAAGAGAGACACAAGAGTAACTTTCGGAAAAAATTAAGGAGTCCAACATGGCTAATAAAGATGCCGCGTTTGGGATGAAGCCAGTCAAAATGATTGGTGGTGCGCCTTACTCAGGAGGTCAAAGTCGATATCGTATAGCCGCAAACTATGGAACGTCAATTTTTCAAGGCGACATGGTTGCTCAGGTAACTGGCGGTGGTATCGAGGTGCACGCTGATGGTGGTACAGTCCCGATAGTAGGAGTTTTCAATGGATGTCAATTCACTGATCCTACAACAAAAGAGCAAGTTTTTAGTAATCATTACCCTGCGTCAACAAACGCTAGTGATATCATTGCATTTGTAATTGACGATCCTATGGTCGTTTTTGAAATTCAATGTAACGCCGCGTTCCCAATCGCAGATATTTTTGGCAATTTCGACATTGTTTACACAAGCGCAGGAAGCACCGTTACTGGTATTTCTGGAGCGGAGCTTAATGTAGCAGATGGCGCAACAGGAACTAGTCTTGCTGTTAAAGTCATTGACATAAGTGAAGATCCAGAGAACGATGATGTTTCTTCTGATTCAACCAATGTCTATTGTGTAATTCAAAACCACGTATTTGGCGTCAAAGGCGCCGGATTAGCATAAGGAGGCTAACAGATGGCAATTTCAAGAGCACAACTCGCTAAAGAGTTAGAGCCTGGCCTCAATAGCCTCTTTGGTATGAGCTATGATTCATATGATCGAGAGTACGAAGAAATCTTCTCAATTGAAGATTCTCAGAGAGCTTTCGAGGAAGAGGTTTTGATAACAGGATTTGGTTCTGCGCCAACTAAAACAGAAGGTGCAGGTGTAGTATTTGACAACGCAAGCGAAGGCCTTACAGCACGTTATACACACGATACTGTAGCTTTAGCGTTTGCATTGACCGATGAGGCAGTCGAAGATAATTTGTATGACTCATTGGGCAAGCGATACGTTAAGGCGTTAGCTCGTTCTATGGCTAACACAAAAGAAGTAAAAGGTGCAGACGTACTCAATAACGCTTTCTCTGCAAGCTTTTTAGGCGGAGACGGTAAGAGTCTTATCGCTACTGATCACCCACTTGCGGGTGGTGGTTCAGCCGCTAACAGAGCGACCACTATGGCAGACCTTAACGAGACTTCATTAGAAGATATGTTGATTGACATTTCTACTTTTACTGATGATCGTGGTCTAACTATTAGTGTTCAGGCAACTAAGTTAGTCGTTCCTCCACAGCTTGTTTTCGTCGCAGATCGTATTCTGAACTCAACTTTACGTTCAGGCACTGCGGATAACGATCTCAACGCTATCAGGAACACTGGAGTGTTGCCGGGCGGGTATACAGTAAATCATTACCTAACTGACCCAGACGCTTACTTCATCTTAACTTCGGTTACAGATGCCGGTGAGGGTCTTAAAATGTTCCAAAGAACTGCAATGGAGACTTCAATGGAGCCAGATTTTACTACTGGAAACATTAGATATAAGGCTCGTGAAAGATATTCATTTGGGTTCAGTGATTGGAGAGGTATTTACGGATCTCAAGGAGCCTAGAACTCCCCTGAGAAAAACCCTCCCTTTGGGTTTGGATGAAAGGGGGCTTCGGCCCCCTTTTTTTTCATCTAAATTTAGAATAATATGTAAATGTCTAATGGTAATTACATGGGGTAATTACTGGTTTCAAAGGAGGAACTGTTATGACAACACATTTTACTTCAGGCGTTACAAACGTCGGTGCAGGCGGAACGCTTGGCAAGATCAAGCAACCCGATCCCACCAAATATCACACTTACTTTAATGACTTCGACGTTTACACAGCGGGCGATTGGACAGTAACAACTACCGAAGACGGGTCTGGTTCAGCAACAGAAGCAATCATCGATGGTGATGGAGGCCTATTAGCGCTTACTAATGCGGCGGGCGACAATGACCATGATTTCTTGCAGTTGAAAAAAGAATCATTTAAGTATGAAGCCGGAAAACAATTGTACTTTAAGGCTCGCTTCAAGACATCAGACGCGGATGCATCAGATGTGGTTATGGGCTTACAAGTAACTGATACAACTCCGTTAGATGTATCTGATGGAGCATTCTTTTTGTTGACGGACGGATCTACGACTTTACAATTTATTCTTGAAAAAGATGGAACACAAAGCACTTTGGATTTACCGACTGCGATGGCTGATGATACTTTTACAACCGTCGGATTTGTGTATGATCCTAGAGATCAAAAGTTTCATGTTTTCCAAAATAACGTCTTAGCGGGCACAGTGGTTTCAACTAACGCACCAGATGACGAAGAGCTAAACGTATCTTTTGGAATACAAAATGGCGCTTCTGCGGCGAAAGTAATGACAATTGATTACGTGTTAGCGGGTAAAGAGCGTACTGCTGATACTGAATTGTAAGGGGGTGTACCATGGCAGATGCTGTCACTTCTCAAACAATACAGGACGGTGAAAGAAAAGCCGTATTGAAATTCACCAATGCTAGTGATGGCACAGGTGAAAGCGCAGTAAAAAAGGTAGATGTATCGGCTCTAACAAAAAACCATCTAGGTCAAGATTGCAGTGGCGTTCAAATTAATAAAATTTGGTGGCAGTGCACAGGCATGGCGGTAAAAGTTGAGTTTGATGCAACATCCAATGTTTTAGCTATTGGTTTGTCCGAGGATAGTAATGGATATCATGACTACTCTAATTTTTCAGGAATTCCAAATAATGCGGGATCAGGAAAAACAGGTGATCTTGATTTTACTACGGTCGGCCATGATAGCGGCGATACTTACATGATTATTTTGGAATTAATCAAGAGTTATGGCTGATACAAGTGATGTAACACGCACAAAATCAGGAAGGCTCACCTATCGTGGTGAGTCTTTTCCTGGTTACAATCAACAGGTGCGTGATAGTGATGGTAGTAAAAAATTCAAAGTCTTAGCAAAAAAGGGAGACCAGGTGAAAATTGTTCGCTACGGTGATCCCAACATGAAAATTAAAAAAAGCAATCCAGAAAGACGCAAAAGTTTTAGGGCACGACATAACTGTGATGCAGTTGAAAAGAAAAAAGACGTTTTTGCGCCTTCTTACTGGTCTTGCAAAAATTGGTGATGTAAATGGCAGTAGAAGATGACTTACAAACGCTAGACGAAATAGGTAGAGCGGCACAAGAATACGGTTCTAGCGTTTCGCCTTACGCAGGTCTACAAGATTATTTGTTACAACGTCCTGTTTTTGATCGCGGCAATAGAGAGAGCATACAAATACCCACGCTTAGAACACTAGATGCTCCAGATTACACGCAACAAGATGAAAAACGCAGAGTTGAAGAGTTGCTCGCTAATCAAAGAGCACAGCAGACTTCTACTTTTGAGACAGCGTTATCAGATTTAAAGAAAACTTTACAAGAAGAAAATTTAGCATCTGCAAAAGCGGAAGCAGGCCAAAGATCTGCGCTTACACAACAACTTGAAGATCAACTAGCGACAATTAAGGCAGAGGTTGACGAAAGGCAAAAAGCTCTAGAAGCGCAGGGTATTACCGAAAGACAATCGCTACGAGATGAAAGACAAAAATTATTAGATGATTTGCAAGCTAATATTGATACTGCAAAACAAGAGCTTGCTGAATCACAGGCAAAAGTAAAAGAAGCGCAAGATAAATCGTTAGGTGATTTAAAAGACACACAATCGTCATTAGTTGCTGATCTCAAAGAGAGAATGTCTTCTTTAGGAGGTGATTTAACCGCCATAAAAGAGGATATAAAAGCTGAATTAGATAAAAGAGATGAAAACCTTACGGGCACACAAAAAGAAGCCGCAGATGCGATACAGAGCGAAATAGATGCATTACGTGAGGACTTTGTGTCCTTGGGTGACACTGTAGAAACAGAAACCGGTGAACAGACTGAATTGTTGCGAGGAGAACGAGATGCGCTTATTGCCGGGTTAGAAAATAAAATTGCAGACCTATCTGAAAACATAACAGGGCTTCCCATAGAAGATATACAAGCTAGGATAGACGCATTAAAAACAGATAACGAAACAATTAAAGAAACGGCGAGCGAGAGAAATAGTGCGATAGGGGAGCAGATCGAGAATTTAAAAGAGCAGTTAGGCACTGCAACTGGTAATCAACAACAAAATTTAGAATCCGCAATTGATGCTTTGCGTCAAGAGTTAGGCGGCACCGCACAAGATATAGGAACACAGAGAGAAGCTGATTTAGCCGCTTTGAGAGCTGAGATAGAAGATCGCATAAATAGAGAACAAGATGTGTCTGAGGACATACGAGGACAATATCAAACACAAATTATGTCAGACACACAAAAGTTACTGAATGACTTAGCGCAACAAGTGCAACAAGATAGAGGACAGGCAATACAAAGCGCCTTAGATCCTCTCGCCGCACAGAGAGAAGAGGCTATACAAAGAAGTTTAGCGCCTATCGCGGAGCAACGTAGTGCAGATATACAGGCCGCTTTAAACCCTGCGGTCGCAGGCATACAAGAGCAAATAGACGCTTTACGTGGTCAAATGCCACAACAACAGGCACCAGTAGATGTAGACGCTTTAAGACAACAAATAACGGATGAGATTATGGCGCAAATGGGTGGGCAAACGACACCAGGCACGGCACCAAGAGGCGGAGGTGAGTTTACGCCAACTCCAGGGACAGGGACGGTTCCTGATTTTGTGCCAACACCAACAACGATTCCTGACACCACACCGCAAACAAAAGGGCCGTTAGATTTAGGCGGACGTAAAACACAGCCGACGCCGCAGTTTGAACCCACACCGACGACAATACCTGACCCTGTAGTTGATTCCAGTATGTTAGGGCCAGTGGTAAATCCAGAAATAAGGATAGATCAAGGCATGTTTGGCAATCGCATGACTCCAACACCGGCAGTAATACCACCGCCACCACCAATTATGCCAACTAGGCCGACAAGAAACTTACGAACAAGAGGATTTGGGAGATAATCATGGCTGAATCAAAAGTACCAAGTAATGTAGCTAACCCGGCGCTTTATCGAAAAGCAAAAGCAAAGGCTAAAGCAAAATTTGATGTGTACCCAAGTGCGTATGGAAATGCTTATATGGTCAAAGAATACAAAAAAATGGGTGGCAAATATAAAGGCGCAAAGAAAGCAGAGGGTGGGGAAGTCGCAAAAAAAGATCTGAAGCCAATACCGGCAAAGAATAAAGGCTTGCCTAAATTACCAAAAAAAGTACGCAATCAAATGGGATTTATGAAAAATGGTGGCACAGTGATGGTGCAGTCTAGAGGTTGTGGTGCGATTATGCCAAACAAACAAAAAATGACCAGGGTTCCTCGTGGCTAAAACAAAAGGTGGTTTAACAGAATGGTTTGGCAAAGGCCCAAAAGGTGATTGGGTTGATATAGGCGCACCTAAAAAAGATGGTAAGTTTCAGCAATGTGGCAGGGCATCGACCAAAGGATCAAAGCGCAAATATCCTAAGTGTGTGCCACGATCAAAAGCTAATCAAATGTCCAAAAGTCAAATTGCATCAGCAGTCAAACGCAAACGCTCTAAGAAACAGGGTGTAGGCGGTAAGCCCACAAATGTTGCAACTATGGCGGCAAGTGGTGGAGCGGTTATGATGCAAGCTCGTGGATGTGGAGCAATAATGCCTAATAAACAAAAGATGACAAGAGTTCCGCGTGGCTAAGTGGACAGCGGCTAGAAAAAGAAAAATAAATTGTAAGAATCCAAAAGGGTTCTCACAAAAAGCACATTGTGCGGGCAGAAAAAAACGTGCAAAGAAAAACTAAAGATCCAGTTAAGGGAACGGGCAAAAAGCCAAAAGGTAGTGGTAGACGTTTGTATACAGACGAAAACCCAAAAGATACAGTCAGTATTAAGTACGCTACTGTAAAAGACGCTGAAGATACAATTCGTAAAGTTAAGCGCATAAAAAAACCTTACGCTCGTAAGATACAAATTTTGACTGTTTTAGAACAAAGAGCTAAAGTAGCAAAAAAACCGACGCAACAGCGATTAGCTACTGCGGCAAAACAACAACTTAAAAAGGCAAGGATGGTATGATATGAAAAAGAAGTCTAAGGGTATGATAAAAGGCGGAAAAATGCGCTCAAAAGGCGGCGCTATGAAAAAAATGCAAAAAGGCGGCGCGATGAAGATGAAAGCCAAAGGCGCGAAAGCAGGCGGTAAAATAATGTCTAAAGGTTACGCAAAAGGAGGCGCTCTGAAGTCTAAAGGCCGAGCAAAGGGCGGAGCTATGCGATCTAAAGGCGGAGCAAAAGGTGGAATGAGAAAGCCATCTAACAAAAATAGCGGATTATTTGGAAGATAATTGTCATATTTACAATCGAACATTCCGCACTTTAAATGTTGGGTGCGGAAAGAATACACGCATAACCATGAAAAGTACCATGGGGAGTTCTTGCACGCCATGGCAATCGCTGTTACGACAATGCCTTGCCGTTGTTTGTCGTTTCAGGTAATTTTTACGGGCGCAGAAACTTACGATGATGATAGCGAGCCAAACGTGCATGGCGGCGCTATGTGGGCAAGAATGCCTATCACAGCATTGACTGGCGATACACCGTTTGATGAGTGGCCTGAACCCATGCCTGTATGGGCCGCACAACCTTGGGATTGCTCGTCATACAATCACTCCGTTTACGTTTTAGATAGAGCCACGCCTTGCCCTTGGTTGGCAAAAGTTGATGGTAAATTTTACCCTGCAAAATATTACTTTACTGTAGATTATGCGGAGAATGAGATTGCGGATGATCCCGCTCAACACAAACAAAGTCACGTTTTAGAGTTGTTAGATGCGGGCGATTACACAGGTAATATTATTGCGCTACCCAACAACAGAGTAAGAGTTACACACCCTGCATGGTTTGAGACAGGAAACGGTGCGCCAGATTTCAAGCCATCTCAACATATACATTACAGTAAAAGCGATTTAGACTATACTTTAGACGTTAACCAAGTGTTTGATAATCTATATGCTGATAACGAGGAGGATTGATTATGGCAGAGTTAACAGTAGCTCAAAAAAGAAAAATGATAGCTGAGTTAAAAAAAGCCTCGCGCTTGCACGCTAATCAGGCGGTGCGTTTAGAAAAAACATTGAAAAAGACGAAGAGTAAAAAATAATGGCTGTGTCAGGCAGTAAAGATTTTGAGCTTGATGTAGCTGATTACGTAGAAGAAGCGTTTGAGCGCTGTGGCTTAGAATTAAGAACCGGATACGACCTTAAAAGCGCGACTCGTTCTTTGAATTTGATGTTGGCAGAATGGGCTAATCGCGGTCTAAATCAATGGACAGTGACTGAAAAAACTATCGACTTAGTAAAAGACACGACCTCATATACCATAGATAGCACAAACTCTACAGCGACAATAGATGTTTTGGATGTGTTTATTCGTGAAACAATAAGCGGTACTGCTACCGATGTGCCGTTGAGCAGGCTTTCAAGAGCGCAATACGCCAATATTTCTACGAAAACAACAAGCGGCAAGCCAAATCAATATTTCATTAATAAATTAATATCACCGACTGTCACAGTTTGGCCCGCGCCTGACAAAAACTCTACTTATACAATTCACTTGAATGTTTTGACAAGGATGGATGATGCTGACGTTGGTGCTAACACAATGGATATGCCGTTTCGGTTTTTCCCATGTTTAGCGGCCGGTTTAGCTTATTACATGGCAATCAAAAGAGCTCCAGAAAAAGTTGCGATGCTCAAGCAAATGTATGATGAAGAGTTTAATCGAGCATTGTCACAAGATGAGGAGAGAGCTTCTTTCAGGGTTGCACCTGATTTACGTAATTACGGAGTTGCGTAATGCCCTTTGCAAGCAACAGAAGAGCTTACGGTATTTGTGACATCACGGGTTTCCGATATCGCCTCAAAGATATGAAGAAAACGTGGGATGGGTTGTTGGTTGGCCCTGATCAATGGTCACCGAAACATCCTCAACTTATGCCTAAACCCACGCCAGTAGATCCTGTTGCTTTGAAAGATGCTAGACCTGACCCATCATCGGATGGAGAGGACAATAACGCTTTTGTCGTTTATACTAACGTAGGATTAGGAAAAATTGGCACAGAATTAAATACTTTTAATATTACTACCGCTGTCGGTAGTGTAACCGTGAGTACAAGCTGATGAGTTTTACGCTAACTTCTTTAAAAACGGCTGTAAAAGATTATTTGCAAGTTGATGAGACAACTTTCAATAATAATTTAAATATTTTCATCCAAGAGGCAGAAAACCGTATTTTTAAAATGGTGCAGTTGCCTGAGCAAAGAAAAAACGTAAGCGGCAACTTAACTTCATCTAACAGGTTTTTAGCAACGCCCACAGACTTTTTTGCACCTTTTTCATTGGCTGTTGTAGACAGTAATAAATATCATTATCTAGATTTCAAGCATCCATCATTTATAAAACAGTTTTCGCCAACAACAACGGTTACTGGTAGACCAAAATACTATTCTTTATTTGATGAGAGCGCTTTTGAAGTATCACCAATACCGGATTCCAATTATTCTATAGAATTGCATTATCTGCATAAGCCTAATTCATTGACAGCAGGCGCAGATTCTGGAACGACAATTCTTAGCACAGACCATCCTGACCCTTTATTGTATGGCACACTAGTAGAAGCGGCTGTATTTTTAAAAGAACCAGGTGATGTGATTGCTAACTTTGAAACAAGATTCAAAGAGGGCATAAGTAGAATGAAAAATCTTTCTGAGGGTAGAAACACGAGGGACGAATACCGCTACGATTTGTTGCGCTCAGGAGTTAGTTGATGGATTGTCAAGACAAGCGCGTGGCTATCGTTGGCCTAGGCGCTTCACAAGTAGATTATTGCATTGCCGTGCAAAACTCAAAAACGTGGGATGAGACTTGGTGTATTAATAGCGCTATATCGACCTATAAGTGTGATCGTGCTTTTATGATGGACCCTGCGTCTCGTTACTTAGATACAGAAGACGCGGGTCATCAAACTCAAGTTATGAGAGAATTGTTGCCTAAATTTCAACAGCCGATATATTCCTGTGAGCTCGATGAGAGAGTGCCAAGACTTGTAGAATACCCAATTCAAGAAGTAGTCAGACAAACTAAAAGTGGCTATTTTAACAATACAGTGGCTTACGCTGTGGCATTTGCCTTGTGGTCAAAAGTAAAAGAAATAAACCTTTTTGGAATTGATTTTAGTTATGCAGGTAATTTGCACTTTGCAGAAGCGGGTCGTGCGTGTGTAGAGTTTTGGCTCTGCAAATGCATCGAGGCGGGCATACAAGTAGGAGTTAGCCCTCGCTCTGGCTTATTAGATCAAAACGTACCCCTAAATGAGCGTTTATATGGTTATCATCGTCTCGAAGATCAAAAGATAGCTATGCCCTGTCCTGATGGTGAGTGGGTCGTGTGTGATAGATCTAATATACAAAGCGTTATAGAAAAACACAACATCGAACAAGTAGAAGTAGAAAAACCACCGGAGCCTTACAAGGGATGAGCGAGAAGATAGGTTTTGAACTTGGCAACGTAATGGTTTCTACTACGACCAATAAAGGTCATGATCCTGAATTTTGGGCTTCAGAAATCACAAAAAAGATATGCGATGTTAGTGCACAAGCCGAACCTCATGTTAGAATGCAAGCAGAGGCTTTCAGAAATCACATTTATACAGTAATATTACTAGGTATTAAAAACGCAATTGCTAGTGATCGAGTTACTTTAACCGGTTTATTGAACAAGCAAGGGCATGAGGACATGGCGAAGATAATTAAGGAGTTACCATAATGGCTATAACAAGTGCGATTCCGACAAGTTTTAAGCAAGAGTTACTCGTTGGCACACATAATTTTACAGCGAGCTCAGGCAATAGTTTTAAATTAGCGTTGTATACATCAAGCGCTACTCTTGGCGCATCTACTACAGCGTTTACAACAACAGGACAAGCTTCAGGCACAAATTACACCTCTGGCGGATCAGCACTCACGTCAGTGACCCCTACTACGAGTGGCACCACAGCGCTTTGTGATTTTGCAGATTTAACATTTTCCAATGCCACTGTGACCGCTAGAGGATGTATGATTTATAACGACACTAACAGTGACAAAGCGTGTGCGGTCATTGATTTTGGTGGCGATAAAACATCAACAGCAGGAGATTTTACGGTTGTCTTCCCTGCGGCAACAGCTACTGGTGCAATTATAAGATTGGCGTGACACTATGCCGTTACAGCCACTTGAATTTAAGCCCGGCATTGATCGAGAGAGCACTGATTATTCTGTAGGTCAAGGTTGGGTAAACGCGAACTTAGTACGATTTCGTAAAAATCGTGTTGAAAAAGTTGGTGGTTGGTTAAAATTAGGCACTAGTTTTTTTCTTGGGATAGCCCGCGCTTTACATTCCTGGATATCTTTAGAGGGCACACGTTACTTAGGTATCGGTAGCACTTTCAAGTATTACATTGAAGAGGGTGACTCTTACTACGATATTACACCACTGCGTACAACAACAAGCGCAGGTGATGTAACCTTTTCTGCGACAAATGGCAGTTCTACGATTACGGTCACTGACGCTTCACATGGCGCAGTAAATAACGATTTTGTAACTTTTTCAGGTGCGGCATCATTAGGTGGTTTGATTACCGCAGACGTTCTAAATCAGGAATATCAAATTGTGTTAGTGACTAGTGCAAATGCTTATACGATTACAGCTAAAGACACGTCAGGCAATGAGGTTACTGCGAATAGTAGTGATAGCGGCAACGGTGGTTCAAGCGTTGTTGGAGCATATCAAATCAATGTCGGTTTAGATACTTATGTATCTCAGAGTGGTTGGGGTACAGCAACATGGGGGTTTGGCACTTGGGGCTCTGCGGTAGCCTTGAGCGCTACAAACCAATTACGCACTTGGACACATGATAATTATGGTGAGAACTTGATTATCAACCCAAGAGGTGGTGGCATATATCGATGGGTAGAGAATGACGGAAAAACTACGAGAGCGTTAGAGTTAGCAACGCTTTCTGGAGCAAACCTTGTGCCCACATTGGCTTTGCAGGTGGTCACTTCTGAAACAGATAGGCATTTGATCGTATTAGGTGCAGACCCAATATCTAGCGGATCTCGATCAGGCGCGATTGATCCTATGTTAGTCGCATTCTCTGATAGTGAAAACGAGTTAGAGTTTGAGCCTAAAACAACAAACAGCGCCGGTTCAGTAAGATTATCTAGCGGCTCAACTATTATCGGCGGCATCAAATCGAGACAAGAATTGTTAATTTGGACAGATACAAGTCTCTACTCTATGCAGTTCATCGGGCCTCCATTGACCTTCTCTATCAACTTAATTAACGAGGGTGCCGGTTTATTAGGCCCAAAAACAGCAGTCAATGCTCCAAATGGTGTGTTCTTTGCAAGTAAAAATAGTTTTTACATCTACACTGGATCAGTGCAAAAGCTTCCCTGCGCTGTACAAGAGTACGTTTTTAATGATCTTGATTTAAGTCAAGCTTTTAAATGTCACATGGGCATGAATACTGAATATTCGGAAATGTGGTTTTTTTATGTAAGCAAAGAGGATGCAACGGGCGAGATATCAAGATATGTTATTTATAACTATGAAGAAAACACTTGGAGCATAGGATCACTAATTAGGTATGCTTGGTTAGATGCGGGAATTGAAGATCAACCCTTAGCATCAGCGACCTCCTCCAGTAATAACTGTATATTCCAACACGAGACTGGATATGACGATAATGGATCGCCTATGACTAATGTCTTTGTTGAGAGTGGCGATATTGACATCGCATCAGGAGAGGCGTTTTCTTTCTTGAAGAAGGTCATACCCGACATGAAGTTTGTTAAAGACATAGGATCAGACAATGCGCCTGCAATGAATTTTGTCGTCAAGCGCCGAGATTTTCCAAACACCTCACTAACGACCGATTCTACAG